GCCATATATCAAGTGATGCCTGACCGCTGGAATTTGTATTTACGTCTTGCAAAATCTTGTGCAGGGTTGCCGTCGAAGCTGCCCCCAGCTGAATATAATCGCCAGCCTTGATCCAGCCTGTTATGCTGGTGGCGCAACCATCAATCGTCAATGAGGAGCCAACTTGACCTCCACCATTTACCACTGGTGTGCCACTAACTGAACCGCGTGGCGTTGATCTAAGCGGATCGCCCATTAAGAATGTGCCAGAACGACCGTTTAGCGAGAGCAGCCACGCAATCCATTGTTCTGCATTTTCATATTTCATAGGCGGAAGTTGAACTTCAGCTTCCCAGCGCTGGCCACTGTGATTATGTATCTGCTGCTTGTATGTGAAGGGCGACATCGTCATTGCGGTTTGATTAACTGCACGCAGGGTTATGCCAGCAATCCCGGTATGAGATGGTAAAGTGCGCGGATAAGAAATCGCCATTAGAATGCTCCTGCAAATGCACCGCCACGGCGTTTAGCGTCCAATACTGCGGCCTTACTTGCTGCGGCTATTTGCGGCATAAGCCCCATGATTTCAGCGCGCACTGTTTGCTGCACGCCAGTTGTTACGCTGATGTTCTGCACTACCGTCACACCACCACCACCTTGCCCATTGGGAAGCACTGTAGCGGTGCGTGAAGGCACTACGATCTCTGGGCCGTTCTCACCTACCAGATATGGTTTGCCACCCGTTACAGGCCCGCCCATAGCGCGTTTGCCTGCAAATGGGTTTGACCATTCAGTGAAGTCACCACTTACCCCCTTTGAGAATCCCATCACACCGAGTAATGAGTTTACCATTCTTTGCACAACCAAGACTTGATAAAGTTGCTTGATAATATCTCTTGCCATGGATTTGAACGCATCTTTAGCAGACGATGTGCCGTCAACCATTGACATGAATGCGTTGCTCATAGATGTGGTAATGCTGGTTGCTATTGATTTAACGCGCTCTTGCATTTCGGTTAAACTAGACTTGCCTTTATCAGCAGCATTGGCCAAACCTTCGCTAAAGATATTAACTGGCGCAGGATCTTGCATTAAGCCAAATATCTCTGACAATTTTGTTTTGAACGCATCCCAGCCGCCAGCGGCCTTATCGCTCGCATCGCTTATCTGACTGTCTAAATCTGCCAACTTAGTTTGAATGGCGGTAAGATCAATGATATCTCCACCAACAAGTGGCTGTAATTGTGTAAGACCAACTTTTTCATATATAGTATTAACGCCATCAATAATCTGGTTTATGCCAGCAGTTATTGTTGCGCTGATAAGATTAATTATACCACCAAAGAAAGCCTGTAGCATTGGCCCCATTCTTTTGAAGTATAGGACAAACACGTCAATCCTTGAGCCGATTGCATCGACAAACATACTAAACACATCTCTTAGCGCGCCAAGCGCCATGCCGACACCGCCAACTGCATTCTTTAGGTTAAGGAACATCTCTACAAGTTTAGCCACGCCAAACAATATTGCGATTGGAAGGAACGTTAATAATATTCTTCCGACGGCAGCTAAAGCCCCGCCAAGCACTAGCACAGCAGCACGCATTATAGTCAGCGCCCCAGTAAATCCACCAGAGGCAATTGCTGATGCTAAAACAGCAGCCCTAAATGTTACCATTGCTGAGGAAAGCATACCAGTAGATGCCGATGCTCTTATTGCTGCGGCAACCATCCTTATGCCGACGTATGACGCAAATAGACCAACAGCAATCAATAGCGTGTCAATGTTTTGTAGGAATAGAGTGGACATACCAGAGAACGCGTCTTTTATTGCCCATATACTTGAAACTACATTGCTAAGTGGGGTCTGTAGTGTACCTAGCATCCCTCCAAAGTTAGACATTTCTTGGCCACTTTTACTCATAGCAACACCAAATGCAGCAAATATAGCTACTCCAGCACCGATAATCGCACCGAATGGCCCAAAGATCTGCAATAACTGTGGGGCTTGCTGGCCAAACGCCTGCATCTTGCTTGTGCCGTTGGCAACCTGAACAGCATAGTCACCAATCTGATAACCAGCTTGCTGTAGGCCCCCCAGCGCAAATTTACGGACATCACGGGTCGCGCTGCCCATAATGCCGCCAAATTGTTTAACCTTGCCGCTGGCGGCGATAACCTGTGCGCCGACGGCCCGTGTTTGACGCTGTACTTGTTGTAAGGGGCCAATTGCGCCACCAACCTGTGCGGCAACTACAATGTTAATGTCTGCCATTCTTGGTTCGCTCCTCAATCAGCCCAAAGTAAGCCACCCACTCATTGTACTCATCTAAAGTGATTTCTTCAATCTCTGCGATGGTTTTACCTAGCCTATCTGCCAATGCGACAAGATTAAGCCTGAATGGGTGTTCCCTTAGTTTTTTTCGTGTTCCTCTACAGAAGGTGCGCCAAATACGGCCCCAAAGACAGTGGCAATTACATTAACAGGCTCACCCATCAATATTGCTTTATCTTCTAGGGTAAATGCACGATCACCTTTTTCATCTTCACACTTATCAATGATCAATTCAACCATTGATGCAAGTGAAGGGCTAGTCAGGAAATCTTTGTATTTGCGTTGCACCTTTTCGATGTCGCGGGCGTTGACTTGGTTGAAAAATAGGCGAAGGGAATTGTCCCCTTCGCCCCATTCTTCAACATCAACAAAGCCGCGTTCTTTTTCGGCTCTCTTAGCCGCGATGCGCTTTGCAATGCTCATGTGTTTACACCGTATCCGTTGTCAGTGCGCCGTTGCCCTGAACAGAGATAGACATCTCAACCAAGCCATCAAAAGATGAATTGATTGTACGCCCAGTAACAATAGCTGCACCGCTAAGGAATGTATCCCCAGTAGTGGAACCTTCAGGATAAAGGTTTAATGTTACTTCGGCACCAATAGTCAAAGCGCCTTGACCAGTGCTGTCTGTTTCGTCCCAAAGGACATCAATTGAGCCACTGTAAGATGTAAGCGATGGTTTGTATGTGCGTGCGCCATCACCCATGCTTGTATCTTCAAGTGTATCTGCCGTTTCCTCAATTGAGAAAGAACGGATTTCTGCGATTGCGTTGGCACCAACCTTTACGGTTCCTTCGCTGCCTGCGTGTGTAGCCATAAAAGCCTCCTATCTGGCCGTTTCAACGTCATTAATGCTTGTAACATATAATACAGAAAAAGTAAGCCTAGCAATGCCTACGGGTTGTTCTGCCTCACCAGAAAAATCTATATCGGTACTAATTAGCACCGTATTCTTTGCAATCCCATTCAGAGTATAGTCAGAAGCGATGGCTTCTTCAACCTGAACGCAGATGGAATCAATTGTATCATCAACATTTGCAGTTGATCTGACATAAGCGTCGACCATGATATTTGCCGTTCTGCTTAATGTCTTAACGCCCATAGTTTGCAGGCCAGAACTCTCGCTGCCAGTGTATATGGTAAGTGCTGGCAAATTAGCCTGCGTCAGAGGATATACCCGGCTTGAATATACACGGCTAGACACCAAGCTCACGCCAGATGTCAGCAGCGTGGCAAATCTATCCCTGATCTGTTGGCGAACGTGTGACATCAGCTTTTCTCCAGTTGCACTTCAGTCACACCAGTTCCATCATGCACCCAAGCGCGAATTGTGTATGTCGTACCAGATATAACCATTGTCTGGCCCTCTGTGATCGACGGGATGTCTGTTGTGCGGCAAGTCAAGCGCGGTTGCTCTTGGTGAACCTGTGCAAATCCGCCAGCGTCAACAGGCACCGTTTCATTGTCAAATATTCCAGTGATTGTGCCACCATCATATGAAACTGAGACTGCGAACTCGTCCACATTCATAATAGTTGATAAGTCTGCTGCAAATGGCAATGGCATTAATTATTCCTTGTCGGTCTTCTTTGCCCGGCGGCTAAATTTAACAGGAGAAGCCGCTTTAAGACCAACACTGCGGTCTTCTACTTCCTGCTTGGCTGGCTTCGCTTCAGCATAGCTTACGCGGCCCATAGAGCTTAGGCTGCGTGCTTCTACATCGCTTAGATCAATCACATCACCAGCAGCACGTTTAGCGCCACCAGCAAAACAGGATTTAAGAACAACATAAGGCATTATCATCTCCAATAGATTGGTGGGGCCAGAAGCCCAGCCCCACCAGTTTAGTATTACGCGCCGTCGTTGTTGAATGCGAACGATACAGCGTGGCGAACGGCCACATCTGCGGTTTGCAATGCAACGATGCGAACTGTGCCTGAAGAAGATGCAGTGTACGGATCGACAGTGATGTCCAACCCGCCATACATACCGATCAAGCAGTCTGCAAAGTTGCCGAAGTACAAGTCGCCAGAAGTGACTTGGTTCGAAACGATTGCGTTATAGCCGTTCATTGAGCCGTCTGGAGCCACAACAAATTGACCTGAACCACTGTCTTTAGTGGTCGTTTTAAGAGCGCCGTACATGGAAGCTGGCAGGATGTATGCCAAGTTACCAAGCAATGCGTTGTCTTCAGCAACCGCTGTTTCCATTGCAACAACTTCAGCAAAGGTTGGAACAGCGCCAGCAAATGCTGTTGGTGCGTTGATGCCGCTGGTGTTTTTGATACCAGTTGGCTGACCCGAAGTGCCAGAACCAGCAAGAGCGCCCAAATCAATGGCCAAGGCCAAAGCTGTGGAAAGATCGTTGCGGATCAAGTTTTCGATATCGAGCGAAGACTGCATCATCATCAAGCGTGTGATGTCAGTAAATGCGCCAACAGTGCGTGGGGTCATTGTTATTTGACCAAATGTTGGTTCACTTTCCGAAGATGCTCCACCTTCCGAAGAAATCCAGCCACCAGCAGATGCGGCACTTTTCTTTGGAATAGCTACGTTGCCCGATAGGCCAGTTAGCATAGTAGCGCCAGCAGCCATAACCGAAGATGCGTTGCGAAGAACATCAACAAAATCGCCGCCACGGAAGTCTTCGGCAACTAGGCCGCCGTCATCCGAAGTGTTGATGTCGCGCTTCGCCCATTGACGCAGAACGTCTGTTGGGATCATCAAGCCACGGGCCTCACGGCCATATACAGCTTGAGCAGCGGCAGATGCTTCGAACTCGAAAGCAGCGTCGCGCTGTGCATTACGGTCAGTTGGGTTCGCCATAGCGCGGATAGCGCGCATTAGCGAGAAGTTGCGAACTTCTTTCTTGGTCAAACCAAGGTCTTGCGCTTCCAATGGTGCATTGCCGATAACTTCTAGCAATTCGCCACGGAATTGAGCAAGTGACTTGCCCTCAGAAACAGCTTTTTCAGCCATTTCGCGCTTGTTGTGTTTTGACGCAAGGCGGAAGATTTCCGCAGTGTCTTTGGCAGCGGAGCGGGCAGCTTCAGCCTTGACCGCTTCCATATCTACTTGATGTTCCATTGGGAACTCCTTTGTAATTTGGATTGAAGTGGGTTGTGTATCAAGGTTGTCAACTGCGCTGCGCCCCACACCGACTGTCCTGTCAGCAGGGATCGAAACAACAGAAACTTCCATTGGTGTCCAAGAAGTTGCACGATACACTTCGCGCCCTTCCTTGTCCAATTTGTTGATTTGATAACCAACGCTGATGTTTGCTCTGATGCCATCAGCAACATCATCAAAGACATCTTTGGCAAGTCCGTTCTTTCCAAAACGTACTGTCGCGCGGAGTCGCCGCGCCGAGCCATCAAGGTCTACTGATTCCACTACGCCAATTTGTTGAGTTGGATCGTGATCCAGCAACAATGGCGCGCGACCAGAATTAAGGAAAGACAGGTCAATGCTGCTCGCCTTATGGTCTAATATCTCTGTTCCGAAAGAACGCTCAACTGGCGCTTCGGAAGAAACCGCAATCTTAACACGGCGCGTGTCAGCGTTGATAACAGCATCTTCCGCACCCATTGCGCGAGTTGACATTGTATCACGCGAAAAGCGCTCCGTTTCTTCGGCAACGATTTCAGTTTCAGCCGCTACGGCTTCTACTTCTTCAGCGTTAACTTCTTCATTTTCCATCGCATCATTCCTGACATTTTCGGTGATTGTATCAGAATTGTCTATGTCTTGCATAGTGCGTTCTTCGTTTAAGCTATCCATGATGTTTTTGCTCCATGTAAAACCAGCATCACCACCCCATAAAGCCCAAGCAATACGTCCGTTCGATGGATAGCCCTTTTCGCCCTGTCTAAATCCTTCTGCTTGTTTATCCACCTCATGGCGGCTGAAGAATGAAAACATACGCTGAACCGTATCTTCTGACAGGTTCCTATCGTTCACAATATCACGCGCACGCGCAATGCCAATTTCAGTGCCACCTCGGCCAAATTCGCTACGCCAATCAAGGCCGCGCTGCGCATCTGCTTTCATGCCGTCTGTGGTCTTATACGGCATTATCACCCTCATCTATTACTGCTGGTACTGGCTGCTTTTCGCCAAACGGTTCATAAGCCATCGTTAAGCCAAACTGCGCGGCCATTTCCTTATCGCGTTGTATTTGCGCAAATGTTTCTTCAGCATCACGCCCATAATTTGCTGCAATATCTGTGTGGCTTAATATGCCGTTATGCAATCCAACAACCGCAGCATTGATTTCCTTCAATGGGTCAACCCACTGAAATCCACGTCCACGCCAAGTAATTTCGCGGGTAAACTTCTCATATTTACCAGCACCAAAGATCGGAATAAGCTGAAAATCCATAACGTGTTCTAGCCAAACGCGAAATAACGGATCAAAAAAGTGTTCGATCATAAACCTGTGTAAGGTACGATAGAAATCACGTTCCTCTAATGCGCCTTGGCGAACAGATGAATATGATGTGCCTTCAAGATCGTTAGCAAGGGCAGTGTAACTTACACCAAGCCCCCCAGCCACGCCACGCAGGATAGCTTTCTCGAAATCAGCGAACGCAGATGTTGGGTGCGTTGGATCAAACGCCTTGAAGTCAACCCCAGCAGGAAGCTGATGGAAAGTGCCAGCTTCAGCATCGTAAATCGGCGTAAACGTATCTTCATATCCATCGGCGGTAAATCCATCTCCAGCGGGTGAAGTAAAGAAGCCCATCTTTGCTGCACCAACACGCGCAGCCACAAGTTCAGCCTCACGATAGCCGTGCAACATCTTCAACGATGCAATTGCTGATGCTGACCAAGGAACGCCACGGGTCTGATCTGCACGCTCTGGACGGTAGATGTGCATTATCTGATCAGCAGGAATACGCACCTTTTTCTTACCAGATGATAGCGTAATATAATCATAATCGCCGGGATGATCTGTAGCAACATAGTATGCCACTGGACGGCGCGTTTGCGCATCAATCTCAACACCCATCCTAACTTTGTTATTAGAATTTGGTGCCATTTCGTTCATATCTTCGTCAATGCGATCAGGCTCTATGATCATCAACGCAATGCCGTGACGCAAAAATGGACGCTTCACAATCTGTAAAAACACTTCGCCATCACGCGCAACGCCAGATATAATATGATTGCTTAGATCAATCATACTCATGCCACCATCAACTGTAGCTCCACCCATGCGACAGAACTCAGCCCAAGCGCCTTCAATAATGTTATTTCCGCCCATATCAATTGAGCCATCAGGGTTGCGTGCTTTTAGCTGCAAACGAAAGCCATTCTCGCCGACAACATTGGTGCGTAGCAATTGAAGGTATCGCTTGAAGTATTCATTGTTTCGCTCAAGGTCGCGCGAACGGTTGCGAAGATCACGCAATGCCCAACGAATTTCGCTATCAGCGCTACGGTTACTGGCGTTGAAGTCTGCGAAAAGTCGGCTTTTAGATGCAGCAGCGTAATTACGGCGCGCAACTGGCTTCTTGTCGCGCTTGAAGAAATCAAGAAGCCCCATTAGCTAAACCTCACTTTAACGGTTGTTCCACTTGGCTTGCCGCGCTTTATTCTATCAGAGCGTTTTTCCGCAAGCACCTTGGATTGATAATAGTTTTTGGCTTCCATAAGTTCAGCAAAGGTAAGTTTAGTCAAGGATCGCCCAGCAATGGAGTAGCTTGAAACATCGCTGTCAGCCTTTCCCTCAAGCAGACTTTCAATCTTGTCCAGCATTATCTCAGAATGTGTGCGCGGATCAGCTCCATTCGCATCAAGATCAGGAATTGCTGTAAAGTGACCGTTATCAACAACAATGCGATTACCGCTTGATGTCTGGATCACCTCAAGTTGCCAATGATAATAACCAGCAACAAAATCTTCTGATGTCACGCTATCAACTGTGAACAGATAATAATTTGCGCTTTCAGTTGCCGTTATCAATATTTCGGTGTTTCCACCTTGCGTTATGCGTGCAACATATTGCGCAGAATAACTTGCTGGAGGATAATCTGTTACAAGATCACTGCGCTTCCATTGAATAAAGTCACCAACAACTACTTCAAGCGGTTCGCCTTCAGGAGCATTATCAACGTCAAAGAGATTGGCCATTAT